GACTACTCTAATCTTGATATAGATGAACAATTAAGGAGATAACTATGCCACGCATACTTAATGACTATAAATGCCCGGAACACGGCTATTTTGAGGCGTATGCCGCTATTTGCCCGGAAGGATGCGAGGAAGGCGTGATGATTGTCCACCTGCAAGCCCCCGGTTTGCTTAGTGACAAAACCAAAGGCAGCGACAAGAACCTGAAGCAGCTTGCCATGGACTTTAAGATGACCAACATCAAGTCCACCCGGGAAGGTGACAGCCAAGCTGGGTACTACACCCGCCAGAATGCCGAGGTTCCTCCAGAGGTTGCTGCGGCGCAGCAGGTGCAGGAAGGCCGGCCTGGGGACGCAGCGATATGGGGCGGCGGCATGAAGGGATTGAATATGCAATCCATCCTGTCAGGAAAGGCCGTACAATCCATCAAGGGCGAACCCGTAGGCATGAACCCCAAAGATGCGGGGAACTTGACAGGCCCCCGTGCTGCGAGTTATACAGCCGACCATGAGAACCTGGCGATCAAGAAATAATGCGGATACCTAAAGAATCCTCGGAGCGCGAATCGTTCTATCTGGACATCATGCAGAAATGCGCGGTGTCCGAAGATGAGCGAAAGCCAGACTATACGAATCTGCGCTCCTACTATTTGTTTGGCGCTGGCCCTGATGATGTGCCGGCGATCTACAACAAAATTTATCCGCACCTTGACCAGCTAACTTCGTTCCTCTACTCAGCCGAGACAACGCGCTTCAGTATCAACATGGGCGCGTCTGTTCCGAGTGAGGAGCATCGCAAGATTCCGGTGCTGACCCAAGCCCTCAATGATGAGTGGTTGAACAGCAACTGCGACCAAGTATTTAGTAGTGCCCTCACTTGGTCACTGGTCTACAACTCGACTTTCATCAAGCTGATCTACAACAACGGCATTCACCCGTTCATGGTAGAACCCGGCGCGATGGGTGTGCTGCGCGAAGATTCGCCCTATGTAGACCGGCAAGAAGCCATGGTGCAGACGTACTACATCACCAAGTCTGAACTGATGGCGCGGCTCTACAGCCACCCCAAGCGCAAGCAAATCCTTGACCGCATCACTGCCAGCTACAACCCGCCGATCACCGACACGCCCAATGGCGTAGACCGGATTGTGCTGTCCTCCAGTAATCCCACTATGATGGGTAACATCAACCTTGATCTGTACGGCTACAACCGCTACAAGGCGCAGGTTGCCGAGGACACGGTGGAGATGAAAGAACTGTGGCTCTGGAACGACGAAACCATGGACTATCAAGTAGTCACCATGGCAAACCCGGACATCGTGATTTATGACCGTGCCGGCGAGTCTGTGTTCCTCAAGGGTGAACTGCCGTTTATCCAGATTTGCCCCAACCCCCAGTACGATTATTTCTGGGGTCAGTCCGAGTGCCAGCGGCTCATCAATCTGCAACTGCTGCGAAACAACCGGATGAATGAGATTCTGGACTTGCTGTCCAAGCAGGTTGCCCCGCCGACTGCCCTGATGGGCTTCTCCGGCATCTTGGACGAAAAGAATTTCGCCCTGAACCGTGCCGGCGGTCTGCTGTCCACCGATATGCCCAATGCCAAGGTGGAGAAGTTAGCGCCCACTATCCCGCCAGACCTGTATGAGTCTATCCGCGAGGTAGATCGGATGTTTGAAGAAGCCTCCGGTATTGGCAACGTCTTGCAAGGCAAAGGTGAATCGGGAGTCCGGTCTGCCGGACACGCCAGCCAACTTGCCCGTTTGGGAGCCAGCCGCGCCAAGAAACGCGCCCTCATTGTTGAGGATGCGCTGGAAAAGGTGGCAACCTTGTACCTGAAGCTGATGCAGGTATACGATGCCACGCATTTCAAAGATGTCGAAGGCGTACCGTTCGTTGCCAAGCAATTTACCAGCGATTTTACGGTCAAGGTAGACGCACACAGCAATAGTCCAATCTTCACCGAGGACTTGCGCCAACTGGCGTTCAACCTGTTCAAGGCACAGGCCATCGACAAGGAATCCTTGCTCGACCTGCTAGAACCGCCAATGAAGCAAGAACTGAAAGACCGTCTGAAAAAGATGGAAGAAAAACAAGCCATGGCAGCGGCGCAACAAGCCGCCCAACCCAAGCCCGAAAAGGGTGGCGGGAAACCAGACCTGAAAGCGGTAGGTGGAGAATGAACCCAGGCAATACACAACCCAAAGCTGACCAGCCTCGCGTAGACACGAAATCGCTAAACAGGCAAGAACCTTCCTTGCAATACCGTGTGCAGGGTGGTAAAAACTATGCCAGCCGAACTACACCCCGGTCGGATGGACGTTCTACAACCCGTAGTTACTAGGAGATCACCATGTACGGCAAAATGAAGCGCGGTCGCAAGGCTCGTCGGTAAGAATTCCGCAAGGAATAGGGTGTGGCTTCCTTCCCTATAAAATAGGTCGCCTCCTCTGTTAGGAGTGAATCATGCGTAAAGCTCGCAAAGGCCGTAAGGCTCGCAAGTAATTCCCCCAAAGGGTCTACCCCTGCGGGGCGGGTGGAAAAATATAGCCCCCATTTTTTTTCGCTTGACAAGTTAGTAAGTGCTTGCCACTATTCGCACAATTTAGGGATTAACCATGAGCGTACCGTCAGACCGATTGATGGAAATGATTAAAGGCCAGCGTGGAGCGTCTGCTGCCGCACCTATGCCAGGTGAAGAACCCGGCATGGATATGGCATCACAGTCGGATGACGAAACACCGCCCATGGCTGCTCCTATGTCCACGCCCGAACCCAAGATGGGGAACAAAGAGGGGGCGATGATTAACCTCTCCATGGCGATGGACTTGATTGAACAAGCACTTCCGGCATTCGGTTCCGAATCGCCTGAAGGCATGAAGGCCCTGCAAGTCCTGCGTTCACTGTCAGGCATCCTTGGTGGCAAAAAAGAAAAGACCAAGGAATTGCAAAACGCCGAAATCATGCAGATGCTTCAGAACTTGCCGCAGGCTGGTGGTGCAACGCCAGAGGGCAAGGCAATGGCAGCAGCACCCGCTATCCCGGGAATGGCTCCCGGTGGCGCACCTCAACCCCCAGCAATGTAAGGAGTAATCATGGACTTGTTTAAACCCCGTGGTGCGTCTGCACCGCGCCGCCCGACTGACCAGAACCAACAGAACGGTCAAATCACGAACACCCCGCGCTATGCGGCAATGGGTGGTCTGAGTGGCCCGAGCAAGTATTCCAAGAACAAAATGACCTTGGAAAAGCAGCCCAGCGCCCAAACCGGACGCAAAGTCATCTAACTATCAAAGGGGATAACAGATGAGTCTTGAAGATTTGAGCATGGAAGCGCGTGATGAACTGGCAATGCTGGCTCGTCAACTGTCTGAAAATCCTGCCACGCGCAAGGAATTTCTGCGTCTGACCAAGAAGGCAAAGCCGGATATGCCGATCCCTGAACTGGAGATCGAGGATAAGACCGACAGCGCCATCGAAATGATGCGGAAAGAAAATCAGGAACTCCGGGCTAAGTGGCAAGAGAAAGAAGCCATGGAAGAACTGAGAAGCCGGCGCTCCAATCTGAAATCCAAGGGCTTAGTGGAACGGGATGAGGACATCGCTGAAGTGGAGAAAATCATGCTGGAAAAAGGCATGACCAACCACGAAACAGCAGCCGAATACTGGCAGTGGATGAAGCAATCTGCACAGCCCACGCCAACCGGCTACAACCCCAATCCCATGACCAAGTTTGATCTGGGCAAGTATTGGAAAAATCCTGTGCAAGGCGCACGGGATGAAGCAGCAAAAGCACTCAATGAGTTGCGGAAAAACCCGCGACCCATTGGTATTTAAGCAGTACAGGGGATATTTTTTTCTCGGAGATGAACCATGCCTATCGGCGGCGGTATTCTTCCGGCTTCGGGTTCGACCCAATACACCGAACTGACTTACGTCACTCGGCGTGCGTTTATCCCGAAACTGGTTGTCCAGCTTTACAACTCGACACCTCTCATGGCGGCACTGATTGCCAACAGTCAGCAAGCCTCGGGCGGTGTTTCATCTGTAACCGTTCCCGTCCAGGGAGCGCAGTTTGTCAATGCTCAATGGTCTGATTACAGCGGATCGTTTGCACAGCCTAGCGTTCAGCAAGGCGCGTACAACGCTGAATTCAACCTGAAGCTGATGATCTGCCCGGTTCCGTTCCTCGGAATGGAAGGTGCGGTGCAGCAAGATCACGCGGTCATCCCGTTGATCGAAGCCCGTATGAACGATGCGACCAACGTAATGATGGACGCAATGGCTACGGCCCTGTACAACAACACGACCAATTCGCAGCAGTTTATCGGTCTGCCGGGCGCTATTTCCAATAGCAACCCTGCCGCTGGTAACTACGGCAACATTGATCGCTCCACCTACACCTGGTGGCAGTCCAAGCAGTACGCCGCTGGCTCGGTCAACCCGACCCGTCAGAACGTACTTCAGTACATCAGCGGCACGGTCAAGAACGGCGCGGAAGTTCCGTCCTTCGGCGTGTGCGGATTCGGTACTTGGACGCTACTGGCTCAAGACTATGTTGGTCAAGAGCAATACGTCATCACCCCCGGCAGCGGTTTTGATAGCGATGCCAACGGCCCCCAGGCTGCGTTCCGCGCCCTGATGGTTGCCGGTGTGCCTATCTATCCCGATCCGTACTGCCCGGAAGGTAAACTCTACCTAGTCAACACCAACTACCTGTCGTTGTACATCCACGACCAAGGTTCGTTTGTGTTCACCGGCTTTGAGTCCACCCTCCCGAACTGGCAGATTGGTTACGTTGGCGCGGTCTTGATGATTGCCGAACTGGTAAACACCAAGCCCAAGTCAATGACCCAAGTGACCGGCTATAACTCACTGACACTGTAAGGAGAAAAAGCCATGGCACTTGCAATGAACAAAATTTTGGTTGCGAATACCGTAACCAATACCACCTCTGCCTACCTGCAAACCACCACGGTGGCTGCTGTCACGACCGGAAACGGAACCGTGATTGTTGCTGGCGCGTACATGATGAATGCCCAGGCAAACATCAGCGTGGTTATGTATGACGGCGCTAACTGGGGTACTCTGCTTGGCAACAACGTAGGTGGTTACTTTGTGTCGGACGGCGTGAACGTAGCTGCGAAAGCAGTCAACGCAAACACCACCGCCACCCTGGTGACGATCAACGGTGGTCAAGCCGCCAACAGCACTTACGCATCGTAAGGAGCCAACATGATTGCGAACCATGTAGGCGCTCTGTACACCGACCGTTTCGACGGCATCGCTCTGGGCAAAGTCCAAGGCGCTTCTGTCGGAACAGCCGGCAATACGGCTGTGACCATTCCCATCGTATCGGGAACGGGATACATCGTTCGCAAGATTACCGTTGCAAACGCTAACGCTACGATCAACACGGCAAACGTGGTGGTTCTGACCTCCTCGGACGGAAACGCCTCCAATGCCGTGTCGAACGTGACGGTTCTCTCTAGCGTGACTAGCAACTTGACCTGGCAGGACATTCCCCTGTCTACCGCAGCAGCCACCACGGTCTACACCGCTGGTGCGCTGTATGTGAAGGTCAATGTTGCTGTCACCAATGGTACTTGCGATATAACCGTATTTGGCGATGTGGTGACTCTGTAATGACAACCGTCTATGTGACAAACAAGAACTTCAAACCTCTTGTCGTTGACTATAGGGGACAAGACCTTTCATTCCCAGTGAATGAACCTGTCCAGCTTCCTCTGGAGGCAGCGCGTCACATATTCGGGTACGGTAACGATAACAAGGAACCGTATTTGGCCTCTCTCGGACTTTGTTTGACCAGCAATGAAATTCCTGATGGATTGAAACGGCTGGCGAATTTTGTCATCACCGAGGGTGTGCCACAAAAAGACCACTCTTTATCCCCGGTGGTGGAACAAGTACCCCTTCCCCCTGCAAAGCGGGGAGGGGGAAAAGTCCTCGCTATGACGGCATGATGGGATACAGATGTCACAAACTCTTTCTGGCTACATCACAGAATGTCGGCGGCTGTTGCATGATGCAAACGGCAACTTCTATTCTGACAATGAACTGACTGACTACATCAACAACGCTCGTCAGCGTTTAGTCAGAGATACCGGCTGTCTGCGAAAAATCCAGACAGTCGCAGCAGTGACCAACCAGGAGGTTTACACCTTCTCGGCAGATTTTCCAGAAGCAATGCAGACCATGGATGTGCTGAACATCAATCTGTATTGGGGCAATACTCGCGTTCCAATGCGCTATATGTCTTGGACGCAATTCAACGCGCAACTGCGCTACTGGCAAAATTACATTGGGCAACCGATTGCCTTTTCCATGTACGGGCCAACCAGCCTCTACATTGGGCCGATTCCCGATCAAAACTACACCATGGAATGCGATACTGTCATCCTTCCGACACCGCTAGTTAGCGGCACGGAAGTAGACCAGATACCTGACCCGTGGACTACCCCGGTGGCGTTCTATGCCTGCTACAAGGCCAAGTTCAAAGAACAATCTTATGGCGAAGCTGAGATTTTCAAGCAGCAATATCAGCTACAGGCACAATCTGTCCTAGCGACAACGTACACCAGAAGGATGCCCAACCCTTACTCGAATCCGTACTGATATGGCTGCTGCCGAGCAAAAAAAGTCATATAAGGTCATCAAGGAATTCAAGGGGGTCAACACCAAGGCCAACCGGACATCTATTGATGAGACTGAATTCGCATGGATTGAGAACGCTCAACCCATTGGTTTTGCGAACATCAAGATCATCAATAGCCGAAGCACGGTCTATGACGCTGGAAACACGGCAGTTACCTTTGCCGCCAATGTCACCAACTTGTTTTCCTGCTCGATAAATAACAAAGACTACATCCTTGCGTTTGAGGATGATGGCAGGTGCGAATTTTTCAACGTCACCGATTCTGCCAAAGGTAACGTAGCCGTTGCCGGCACATTCTCGGCGGCTGGCGTAGAGGTTGGACAGTGGAAAGACGAACGGGCGCTGATTCTTGACCCGTCCAAGGGCTACTACACTTGGGATGGCACGAATCTGGTGGCTGTTGGCTCTGTTGGCTCTATTGCCATTGTTTCGGGCGGTTCAGGCTACACCAGCGTTCCAACCGTCACCATTTCAGCCCCGAACAACGCCAATGGCGTTCAGGCGCTGGCAAATGCCACGATTTCAGGCAATGCAGTTACCGCAATCACCATTTCTGAGGCTGGAACAGGCTATACCGTAGCCCCAACTGTGACCCTTTCTGGGGGCGGTGGTTCTGGCGCATCAGCCATTGCAGGCATTGTGACCTTTGAAAAAGGTACGGTAACGGTACTTGTGACCAACGGCGGCAGCGGTTACACCAACGCTTCCAACACGGTAGTGACCATTTCCGGGGGTGGCGGGACAAACGCCACGGCAACAGCGGTGCTGTCCGGCGGTCAAGTCACCCAGGTGTTGATGAACAACCCTGGTTCTGGCTACACCAATGCTGCAAACATTACGGCAACGATCACTGGCGGCGGTGGCAGCAACGCGACTGCCAAGGCAATCATCAACAGCAACGACAACGTAGGCGTGGCCTCGTTCTCTGGGCGCGTCTGGGTAGCTTACGGACGGACGGTGGCGTATTCCGCAGCCGGTTCGTACAACGATTTCACCAGTGTCTCGGCTGGAAACATCCTGCTGACTGACTCGACGCTGCACGGCAACATTCAGCAGATTCTGTCTGCCAACAACTTCCTCTACGTTTTTGGCGATGACAGCATCAACGTGTTCTCGGATGTCCGGGTCACGACTGCCGGCCTGACGCTGTTCACCAACACCAACGTCAGCGCCTCGGTTGGCTCAAAGCGCAAGGACGCGATCTTCCCG